GATTGTTTAATTGAATATTGTATACAATGTACAGCATACAATTAAACGATTACTTAATTGTTTATTGTATTTATAAAAAACAATGCACGTTGTACTTGATTAATGCACGTTATGATGTTATAATATAATTAGTAAAAAGAAAGGAGATAAAAAATTATGAATAGGACAGAAGCAATTAAAAAGGTTTGGAGTTTGGTGGAACTTGATAAAATTAAAGAGGCAGAAGAGATTGCAAGGAAATATGGCATTGAAATGTGTTTCGGTGATAATTATATTGCAGTTGAGGATGATGTGTTTTATTTTTAAAGAAAGGAGATTAAATCTATGGCAGAATGGATAACACACGCACAAGTGCGCAAGAGGTTTCAAGATCATTTTTGTGAGTCGCTATACGATCATCCTGAACTTGTAACACCTGACACGGTTGTTGAATACGAAAAAATGAGAGACATAATGAAAGAAGAAAACGGTACAGCGCTTTCATTATGCAACACAACATGCCGCACTAATTTACATTATGCTTTTTTATACATCACGAAAGCAAAAACATATGATAATGGTCGTTATTATGTTGCGTATATAACAAACGATCAGCGGATTGACGTGCAGATTAGTAAAAGTTTAATAAGGGAGATTTATTCATGTTTAGAAGAAAAATTAAAAGAGCATTAAAGAACCTTATAGCGTTAATTTCACTAACTTTAATTATGTTAGTGTTAGCAATGATTGTTTATGGTATCTTTTATGGAATGGCAGAACTAGTAAACTACTTCGTTCCGTTGCCGTAAAATTAACACAAATGTTTCACGTGAAACATCTATCAAAAAAGTGAGGTATAATAATGAAAAGAGAAAATGTAGATGCAATCTATAAAGTAATGTTTGTGAAGTCCGGGTGTAGTTACACAGCACGTGTAGTAATTCCGGCATCTGCTGTCTCTGATTTGGGGATAACTGAGGGTGACAAAATACAGTGGACAAGAACGGTTGACGGGTTATTATTAAAAAAGGTTGGTGATAACAGTTGACGGTTAAAGAACAATATAAGCGCGAATACCGAAACTATCTTCGGCGTGTAAATAGAGCGGTAAAACAGGGATATGTAGTTGACGTTGTTGGACGTGTCAAAAAACCTACAAGAGCGTCCATCAACCGATTAAAACAGCAGACAGGTGAAAAGATTAGAACAAAATCAGAGATTGTCGATGTTGAGACAGGTGTAATTTTAAAACCTATTAAGAACAAAAAGAAACGTCTTCTACAACAGAGAAAAAACGTAAAGATATTAAAAGCAGATTTACCGACTATTGATATAGTTGTTAACGGTGACTTATCTATTCCACAAGATTTAGGCATGTATGACGGTATTCTACCACCAACAGAGAGTTATGAACAAATTATAGATAATTGGTATCAACAAGTTAGAGAGTCATTCTATTGGTATATTGCACAGTTCATTGAGTGGCAGACAAACAAATTGATATATGACAAATCAGAAGAAACACGTAGGCGGTTTGCCTACGTGTTATCTCAACACCCTGACATATTCCCTGAGCCACCATATGAAACAAGAGAGGTAATCTTAAATAGTTTTAGTGAAATAGCGCGCATGATGGAATTAGCGCCCGACAGTGAAGCATATCAAGATTTTCTGTCTATGTATGACAGTGTAGAAATTGAGGAATAGACACGTGAATGTGATGGTGGAGACGTTATGGCAAGAAAGAAAGAAATAACTTACTGGGCGTGTGACTTTGAGACAACCGTGTGGACAGATGAGATGGTGGAACAAGTCGGACATGAGCAAGATTATACTGAGGTATGGGCGGCTGCTGACGTTGCACTATATGATGACACTGAGTGTGTAACAATCACACACAGTATACGTGATTTTCTAACTAGATTTTTACGTATGCCGGGAAACAACGTTTTATTTTTTCATAACCTATCTTTTGACGGGTCGTTCATTGTTGATTTTTTACTTCGTGAGGGTTACACACATACAAATGTAAAAGATAGTGAAATGAAAAGTCGACAGTTTAAATCTTCTATTTCAGCTATGGGTCAATGGTATTACATTAAGGTTAAATGGTCACACACACTACTAGAAATAAGAAATAGTTTAAAGCTCATGCCGTCATCACTACGAGTAATTGGTGAATCATTTCACACAAAGCACCAAAAGTTAGAAATGGAGTACACAGGCAACAGGCAAGCCTATTGTGATGTAACGCCGGAAGAAGAGGAGTACATAAAAAATGACGTTTTGGTGTTAAAAGAGGCTCTTGAAATGATGTTTAATGAGGGTCATGATAAACTAACAATTGGCTCATGCTGTTTATCGGAGTTCAAATCTGAATACACAAAAAAGGATTTCGATAGATTGTTCCCTGACATACGAGATGATCCCATGCACTTTGAATTTTCAGGCTATAACAACATGTGGGAATATGTACACAAATCATATTCCGGCGGTTGGTGCTACGTGAATCCTAGATACGCACACAGAACTATAACATTAGGGAAAGTGTATGATGTGAATTCATTGTATCCGTCTATGATGCATAGTGTTTCCGGGAATTACTACCCTTACGGACGTGGTCAGTATTGCTTAGGCGCACCACCTGACTATATGAACAATAAGAATGATTTTTATTATTTTCTTCGTTGTAAGTTTCGGTTTCGGCTAAAACCGGGGGCATTTCCGTGGTTGCATATCCGAGGTAACGCACACTATAAAGGTAACGAAAATCTGTACACCTCAGATATACGACATAAAGGTGTATATTATAGATATTATTATGATAATGACGGAAATATATGCGACACAGTACATGAGTTTGTGCTAACTAAAACAGATTGGCTATTGTTGCAAGAAACATATGACTTGTATGATCTACAGGTTATTGACTATGTGTGGTTCTATGCTCGACCGGGTATGTTTGACTGTTACATCGACACCCACGCAGAAATGAAGAAAAAAAGTATAGGTTTTAAAAGGATACTAGCTAAACTTTTTCTTAACAACTTGTACGGCAAGTTCGCTATGTCTGACGATAGTTCATGGAAAGAACCTTATATGTCTGAGGATGGAATAGTTCGATTTATTTTACATGAGGAACATGAAAAAACTGTCGGTTATATTCCTATTGGTTCAGCTATAACATCATACGCTCGCAATTTTACGATCAGGCATGCAATAGCTAACTACGACAGATTTTGCTATGCAGACACAGACTCGATACACTTACAAGGTTTAGAACCCGCCGAAATGGTTGTGGTTGATCCTGTTGAATTTTGCTGTTGGAAGAACGAGTGTGATTTTGATTTCGCATACTACGAGCGACAGAAAACATACGCAGAACACGTTATAGCTGAGAATGGCGAGGAGTGTGACCCTTATTTGAACTTAAAAGCTTCAGGTATGACGAAACAGGCGAAACAGGAGTTCATCGACCGTGGGTTGCCTGTGTCCGCGTTACGTGAAAATTTGCAACTAGAGGACGCTAATTTAAAGGGTGTAAGAATCAGAGGTGGAATATTGTTGAAAAATAAAACATTTAAAATACAAAAAAGTGTTGACAAAAAAGTTAACCCGGTTTATAATGACAATGTAATCAAAATGAATGGTTAAAAAAAATGAATGGAGGTTAATATCATGATTACAAGAACAAATATCACAGCAGAAGTTAAAGCACAAGTAGTGGAAAAAACAGATCACGGGATTCAGACAAGAGAAGTTGAGGTTTCTATTGAGAAGTGTACTTCAAAAGAAAAGGCTGAGATTGCATTAGGTAAAATGTTTAAAAACGCTATTATTCAGGTGAACGAGTGCTTGTTCTATGCAGACAAACGTGTAATGAGCGAAAATGATTTTGTTGCGCACTCAACATTGAAAGAGCATAAGGCACTCACGCCGGAAGAGGTTGAAGCAATCAGAAGTTCAAGAAAGAGAGGTAAATAAGCATGTTATATAATATCACAAAAATGGATATGGCAAATGTAGGTTCAGGACTTGGATTCAAAGACGCAGTTGAACAGCGAGTAGAGGGTGTGCTTGAGGGTTTTGGAATCGTGGATACTGAAGAAGTTCCTATTTCCGTTGTAAAAGTGAATGGACAGCTTTTTAGTGGTGCGTCAAAAGTTGTTGAGGGTAGATTAAGAAACCTGACCGCAATCGTTGGAGACAGTAACGATGTTGAAGAAAAGAAGATCAGCGTAAAATTTGAAAATATTAAACTGGCAAAGGGCAACGGAACAAACCTCATTGTAACTAGATACGATGAGTAAGCAGAAAGGGCGGAAAACCGCCCTTTCTTTATAAGGCGGTGTAATATGATTAACTTAGAAAAATTGAATATGTCTATTGTAACATCTGACACATTAATGTACATCATCAATGACCCACATGTACATTCTGTGACACCGTACACAGACAGAAAAGGTTTACAATGCTACAGCGTTGTGACAGTTAGTGGAGAAAGGTATAAGTTGTTTACACATGGAAAAGTATTATGATTGTAATTATCTATTAACTTTAAAAGACCGAAACGGAAAAAACCCTGATATATACATTGCAGACGGAAACCGAACAGCGGGAAAAACAGTGTCGTTTAAACGTAGGTTAATAGACACGTTTTTAAAGGAAAAGAGTGACGTTAATCAGTTTTATTTGATATATCGTTATAAAACAGATATGCAATCTATGTCTGATTCGTTTTTTACCGATATAAGACGCTTGTTTTATAACGGTCATACTATGACTGAGAAGAAATTGTTTGACGGGGCAGTGGTGCAGTTGTTGTTAGATGACAAACCATGTGGTTGGTGCTTGCCACTGTCGTTATCAGGCAAAATAAAACGAATGTCTTCTATTTTTGTGCAAGTTGCTCACGGGTTTTTTGACGAATACCAAGACGAGTCTAACAATTATCTACCAAACGAAATAGATAAGTTAATGTCGATACACACATCTATTGCGCGTGGTGATGGAAAGCAGAGTCGGCGCGTTCCTTTATACATGGCTAGTAATACCGTATCAATTCTTAATCCATATTATCAGGCACTGGGAATCAATAAAATGCTAAAGCGTGACACAAAAATATTGCGTGGTGACGGTTGGGTGTACGAGCGAACATATAACGAGAACGCCAGTAAAGCTTTTGAGAGTTCAGCTTTTAACCGCGCATTTTCAGGATCAAAATACTTTTCCCACGCGTCACAGAATGTTTATTTGAATGACAATGACGCTTTAATAGCTAGACCTAACGGCGTGTCTGAGTATATGCTTTCGGTACTTTACAATGAAATGTGGTACAATGTCAGGAAATACAACAGTTGCATCTATGTGTCAGAGGGGGCAGACGAAACATACCCACGCCGGGTCTGTTTCAACTACACAGACGTGGTCGACGATCGCGCAGTGATGGTAAACAGTAGTAACTATATTATCATAGCGTTACGAAATTATTTTCACCGAGGCTTGATGCGCTTCCAAAACCTTACTTGTAAAAATATGATGCTAGACATGTTATCTTTTTTATAGGTTGACAAAGGCAATAATTCATGGTATTATAATATTGCTCCCCTCTTTGAGTAGAATCACTGACCACGCCCGGACGCGTTAAGGGCAAGTAGCCAACCGGGGTGGGTGGAGTAACGCACCCTTTGATTTATCTTAGAGGTCACGGGCAGAAAGAAATAGCGGTTTCAACTAATTTACGGTTGACACCGCTATTTTAATTTGCTATAATATGTTTAACGATTAAGGCATTGCTTATTCGTTTAATCGTTTATTTTGATTCATGTTTCACGTGAAACATCTTGATTCATGTTTCACGTGAAACGTCACAGAGAAAGGGGTGGAGGTATGGACACTATTAACACAGTTATTAACGCTGTTTCAATGGTCGGATTTCCGATTGTGTGTTGCGGTGTACTCATGTATTATCAGAAATACACACGCGACAAGGACTCCGAACAGCTCAAACAGTTGTCAGAATCTCACGCAGAAGAGATCAAGACAATGGCAGACGCGCTCAATAATAACACCATTGTGTTACAGAAACTGTGTGATAAGCTAGACAGTGAGGTGAATGTGAATGAAAAAAAGTAAGGATCTGATTGCATTATTCCTCTCTGTTATGCTTGTTGTTTCACTACCAGTCACAGCTAGTGCAAACATGAACGGTATTGACGTGTCTAACTGGCAACGTGGAATTGACGTAACACAGATGCATGATGTTGAGTTCGTAATCGCAAAAGCAACAGAGGGTGAAGGCTATGTTAACCCGGATTGCGACAGAGTATATCAAGATGCAAAAGAAAGCGGAAAAAAGACAGGTGTATATCATTTCGCTAGGAACGGTGATGCGATCGCACAGGCGAAATATTTCGTTAATCACATTTCCGGTTATATTGGTCAATCTGTATTGGTGTTGGATTATGAATCATCCGCGGTCGATCAAGGTGTCGGTTGGGCGAAAGACTGGCTAGACGCTGTCTATAACATGACAGGTGTGAAACCCGTGATCTATATGTCAAACACTGTGGTTCACAGGTATGACTGGTCGGAAGTGGCAAAGAATTATTCTCTATGGAATGCGGGGTATTATGCGGGTTATAACACAATCTATGGCTTCATAGACAACCCACCATTACATTATGACCTTGGTGAGTTCTCAGGCAAGACACCACTATTCCAGTATACATCATCCGGTCGGTTGAATGGTTGGACGGGTAACTTGGACTTAGATGTGTTTTACGGCGATAGCGCAGATTGGGATAAATTAGCGGGTTGTGTTGCGTCAGATAACTATAAACCGTCTGAGCCAAATCACAAAGCAGAAGATCGTGTTGTGTATTACACAGTGCGATCAGGTGACACGTTGTCACGTATTGCACAACGATACAACACAACATACAAATATCTTGCTGAACTGAACGGTATCGCGAACCCGAACTTGATTTACCCGGGACAGGTTCTCACAATTTCCGGTGCGTATTCATCAAACACGAACACGGAAAGCGTCACAACGTACACAGTGAAAAGCGGTGACTGTCTAACTTCCATTGGAAAAAGACTTGGTGTTTCGTGGATTGATATTGCAAATAGAAACGGTATTCATTCGCCCTATACTATTTTTCCGGGTCAGGTACTTACAGTTGCGTCAAGTTCACAAGCATCAAATGTTTCACAGTATTACACAGTGCGGTCAGGTGATACATTGTCTGACATTGCATCACGGTATAATACGAGTTATCAGACGCTTGCTAAACTGAACGGAATCAAGAATCCGAATCGAATTTATCCGGGTCAAAGTATAAGGTTGTGGTAATATGCCGTCTATTAACACAGCATACACATGGATGATTAACGCGTGTAATGCACCCAACATTGGGTATTCTCAAAAATATCGGCGTGGACAGAATGTAAACGGGATCACGTATTATGATTGCTCTTCATTAATATCACAGGCATTAACGCAAGCCGGGTATTTTCAAGAAAATCCTTGGTTCACAACAGCCACCATGGGTCAGTATTTGCTAGACCTTGGTGCACAACATTACAAAACAGATGCTGTTCCGTGGCAAGCGGGTGACATTCTAGTTGTTCGCAACGCAACACGTCAACATACAGAAATGTGTTATGAACCCGCGGACAGTGGTGGTGTCACAATGGGTGCACACACAGCGAATGTTCCGCTTGCGCAACAGGTTTCCATAAATAACTTTGTGACCGGGGTTGATTACTACACCGACCTCTATAGATTAGGAAAAGCCACAAAACTTAAATGGATTGCAAAAAATAACTATCTCACAGAGGAAGAAATGCAGAACAATGCTTATGTATTTTATTCTATCATGTGGGGTTATGGTTTTACTTTAAACGCTGTTGCGGGTATGCTTGGCAACTTTGAGCGAGAATCCAATATCAACCCGGGATTGTGGCAAAACTTAGATCAGGGAAATTATAGTCTAGGTTTCGGACTCGCTCAGTGGACACCCGCAACAAACTATACAAACTGGGCGAAAAGTCAGGGGTTCGAAATTGATGACGGTGACGGTCAGTGTTTGTGGTTGGACACTCAGACAGAATCATCCGGTCAGTGGATTCCAACCTCTCAATATAAAATGTCTTGGTTGGAATTTAAAAAAGCTACAGATGAACCTGAGTATCTTGCGAGTGCGTTCCTAAAAAATTTCGAACGTGCCGGAGTCGAGGTTGAGGAAGAACGGCGAAAAGCCGCTAGAAAGTGGTGTGAATATTTAAAAAATTTTAACCCAAACAACCCACACCCGAAAAAGAAAAAGAAATCAAAATTGTGGTTATACAGTATGCCAATATGGAAAGGAGTAAAAAGGTTATGACAAGAGAAGAAGCTTTAGCAATGATTGTTGATGCACTTAACGATGTAGAGCAATTTGACGAAGCACTCACAGTGTTAAGAACACCAACAGAGGATGAAACCACATGGAAAGCAAAATATGACGATCTTGCAGAAAAGTACAAGACACGATTCAAAGAGGAAATCATGACACAGAATGGCGGTGCATTGGAAAAACCGATTGATGAACCAATCACGCCTGAACCGGTAACTAAATTGGACGACTTGGACTTTTCAGCAGAAACAGAGTAATTGATGATAGATGTTTCACGTGAAACATCACAGAGAAAGGAGAGATCACACATGGCAACAAAAGCAACTAACATGGCAATTTTAAATGCAATGCGCTCAGAGTATGAACTTGAAAACAGAATACCTGAGCCAACTATTACTAATCTGTCTGAGATTTTCACAACAATGATGAGTTATTCACAGGGTAAAAATCAGATTATTCCATCTCTACTTGAGAGAATCGGTTTACAGACTGTGGACTCAACAGCTTGGAAAAATCCTCTTGCTATGTATAAAAAAGAGCCTATGCGTTATGGTATGACGCACGAAGAAACATTCGTCAATATGTGTAAAGGGAAATTGTACGACCCACGTGAATCCTACGAGGTTGCATTTCAGCAGTATCAGTCATACATCATGACCGTGTTCCACAAGGTCAACCTGAATATGCAGTACCCAGTTACAGTAACATTCGATAACTTGCGGTCAGCATTTTTGACAGAATACGGAATCCGCGATATGATGGGGATGAAGATGCAGTCAGCCGTATCCGGCGCGAACTGGGATGAATACAACGCTATGAAAGGCATGATTGACACTGGATATACACAACAGATTTTACCGGCTGTTACTGTTCCGGCTGTTGTGGATGAAGCGTCCGCTAAGAGAATGCTTGCAGAGGTGAAATCCGCGGTAGATGAATTTAAATTCCCTAACCCGGCGAATAACATCGCGGGTGCGACTTCCACATCTGAACCGTACAGTCTCATCTTCATTACAACACCGAAAGTTAACGCTCAGATTAGTGTTGACGCACTGGCTTATGCGTTCCATCTTGATAAAACACAGGTGGATGTTAGAACCGTAATTGTTGACAAGTTCGCGAACTCAGCGATTCAGGGTGTATTGATGGATATTAGATTTTTCAATGTAAGAGATCAGTTCCGTGAAATGAGCGACCAGAGACTCGCTAATGTGTTGGCATGGAATTATTTCTACACTATGGTGGAAATGATTAGTGCGTCACCGTTCTACCCGATCAGAGTGTTCACCACAGATCAGGTAGCTACAGAGTCGTTAACTATTTCCGCGAAAGGTGGAACATACACACCGGGTACAGTGACCAATATTCCGGCAACCGTGACAGGTGGAACAGGTGCATACCATCAGAAACTTCTTACCTACAGTGTATCCGGTGCAACGTCAAAAGACACATATATTCTACCGGGAACAGATCAATTGTATGTCGGCTCGGATGAAACAGCTCCAACACTTGCGGTTGAAATTGTTTACAGACCGGATGAAACCATAAAAACAACTGTAAATTTTACCAAAGTGGGCAAGCCTTGATGTTGTGTTAACAAATAGAAACGGCGTTACAAAAAGGTCAGAAAAAAAGGTAAGAAATTTATAGGGGGTAATAACATGATTCCAATGCCTACACAGGCGAATGTTGTGCCACGTGCACCACAAACACAATTAAGACTGTATAGAGGTGTTCCGTGGGATAATTCCTATAACCATGTTAGATTATACAACTCAACACAGGACTTGCTAAATCATCTTGAAAACTGGAGGGTTAATCTCTCCAGTGGATTGGATGAAATGTCACCAATCAGAGTTGGGTCACTTGACGTGAAAGTCCCATTCACTGAAATGTCTGCGCTTGATCTTAACTATTTAGCGTTCAACAACTATGGGTTACATGATGAATGGGTATTCTGTTTCATTACATCTATAGAGTGGAGATCAGAGCGTACAACAAGAATAATATTTGAGTTGGATGTGTTCCAGTGCAACTGGTACAAGCTGAATGTGAAACCTTGCTTCATTGAATATCATCATATTCCAAAAAGTCGGGACAGAATAGGTGCAAATCAGATACCTGTGAATCTTGAATCGGGAGAGTCAGTAGTGGCAAATTCCTATCTATACCCGTTGTACAACATGGACATCTGTGTCTATGTTTCAGAGGGAACAACCGGAGAACCTTTTGACGGTTCAGTAGTTAACGGAATATATCGAACAGGATCTTTGGGTCATTACAGTGTCAAAGACGTGGAAACCGTAAACAACCTAATCAAACAATACACGGAAGAGGGTATTGTTGACGATATTATGGCTATATTCATGGCTCCTCAAATATGCATTAACGCGATAAAGGGTGATGAGTCAAATCGGGCAGAGTTCAAGTTACCGTTAAACAAAGGTGATATTTTCGGTGGTTATATTCCACGCAACAACAAGTTATATAGCTACCCATTTTGTTACGCTATGGTGGACAATAACGAGGGTCAGGCAAATATCTATAAGTTTGAATTATCGAACAACGCCGACCACAGTATTGACTTTGAAATAGTTGGTGCAATGTGTACCTTACCGCAAGTGTTAGTGTCTCCGTCAAACTATAAAGGCGTGAACCGTTTATTTTCTGAGTCATTAGTGATATCAGGGTTTCCACAATGCGCTTTCCAGTCTGACACGTTCAAAGCTTGGGTTGCTCAGAATAAGGGCGCACTGGCTGTTCAAGCTACATCTATTGTAGCTGACTCGTTGCAAGCACCTGTTGGTGCTGTGACAGCTGTAGCTACAGGTGGAGCAAGTGCTGTGTTAGGTGGGATGCAAGCCACATCATCCTCAGTCAGTGCAATCCAGGGCACTATGTCGTTATTGGCACAATTAAGAGACAAGTCTGTTGTCCCGGCTTCCGTTCACGGGAAAGCACTTTCTGAAAATGTCAATGTTGCTTGTGCTCTAACGGGATTCACTTTCTACGTTATGTCATGTCAGGAAGAATTTGCACGTGTGATTGACTCGTTCTTTGATGTCTACGGGTATCCAATCAATAGAGTCGCAATGCCAAACATACACACTCGATCAACATGGAATTACGTAAAAACTGCCGGGTGTGGTTTCACAGGTGCGGTTGACTTGGCACAGTTACAACAGATTAGATCTATTTTCAACCGTGGTGTTACACTGTGGCATACAGATGATATCGGAAACTATTCACTGCCAAACAATTAGAAAAGAGGTGATATTATGGGTACAGTGAAAAACCCTTACCGGGTATACGAAAAGAACATAAATCAACCGTGTAACGAGCGAGACATCACTGAATTCTACTTTTTTAACAGTATCATGAACTTGTTCATTAATCGGTTCAAATACACAGGATTACCTGAATCAATTGAGCCATTCTTTATTGAACGAGTCATGTTTTTTCATGGTTTAGGGTCATTCATTCATGACGACGTTGTAGATGCTTTCGCGTTCATGAAAGTGAACCTTTCCGGCATGTATGATATATACAACGTACCTGAGGATAGATGGGCGTATGCTAACAATGGTTACATGAAAGAATACGGAAAAGAGAACTCCGTTATCATGTGGGATTCAGCGACCGCATTTCCATATTATTATACGGCTTGTCTGTACGCAAAAACTATGGCGAATGTGTGGCGTACGCGTGACATTAACATGTTTAGTCAACGTACACCTGTTGCGATTGTATCCTCAGATGACGAGAAATTGAGTTATCAAATACTTGGTGAAGAATACTCCAACTATGTCCCTGTGATTAAAATTAGCGACACAATTAATATTAAGAATTTACAAGCTGTCACATTAGGTGCGCCTTATGTTATTGACAAGTTGGAAGATGAACTCACCGTATTGTGGGCGCGTGTACTAACTGATCTTGGCTATGAATCGAACCCATCAGAAAAAAGAGAAAGACTGATATCTGATGAAGTTGCCGGGAACAACGGTCACACAGAGGGTAATCGAAATATAGCTCTAGCACTAAGAGAACGTGCAATTGACGCTTGCAATAAATTGTTCGGGTGGGAAGCGAAAGTGGAATTTAGATCGAACCTACCAACACCACTGAACGCACCAACACAGTTTATGCCAAACATTGACAGAAAGGGTGATGTTATTGAGTAAGTATACCACAACTATATATAATATACTTCAAAACATTGTACCAAACTCGGAGAGCCTATCACCGGATGAACTGGTTGAGAATGGTGTAAACGCTTTTTTCGACTTCTCATTTCCTTGGTATAACAACACAGGTGATGGAAAATCTGAGTTTATGTCCGCATACTTAACAAGGTATTTGAATAATGAAATAGGGCAAGAAACGTTAGGAATGCACAAACAATTTTTTAAAGGTTTGATGTGTGAAAGCATGGAAGAAATGAGTCAAAAATATAGATTGCTTGGTGGTATGCCTAACGTTGCGGGAGAAAGGGTGGTGAAACACAATGAAAACATAAACGACACAGAGACAAGTAACACAGATGTGAAGCAAGATGCAGTATCTACAGATACTTCAAATCAGAAACAAAACTCGCAGTCTATTCATTCAGACAACCCACAGATCACAATTAGTACAAATGACTATGCATCTGAAATGGATAGAGGCGAAGCGACCACAAACAACACAACAAACACAACAAGTAACTCATCAGGGAAAAATAACAGTAACCGTGTAGGAAACACAATCAGGACACTCTCTGAAAATGAAACAGACACACGCAATAGTGAAAAATATTTTAAAGCAATTTCTGAGGGTACGTATTTAATCAACACAATACTGTTAAAACGCTGTAGAAGATTATTTATGCAAGTGTGGTAAAAGTGAGGTGATAATATGGAAATAACACCATTAATTAAATTGAATTGCTGCAATCTACCGTCAGTGTATAACGACAAACAGTCGTACTATGAGGTGTTATGCTATCTCGAAAATAAGATAAATGAATGCATTTCTAGTATCAACAATTTCACAGACGCGTACAAGGGATACACAGACACGCAAATCGCTCAATTAAAAGCAACACTTGAAAGTGAGATACATTCCCTTGAAGAGTATGTGAACACACAAGTTGCTGACTTTAAAGGGTATGTTGACGGAAAAATTGCTACTGTTGAATCTGATTACAACGAAAAAATAACAAAACTCGAAGTATCAATAAACAGGAAAATAAATGATATTTCGACTTCATTGACGGAGTTGACAAGAACCGTGTACCGTCTAAACAGTGAAACATATGTATACATCAATCAACAGATTGACAGATTGATTGAATATATAGACAAGTATGTTTGTAACAATATACAGTGTTACAATCCGGTCACAGGTCAATATGACAGTATATGTAAAATCCTTGGTGACATTTATGACTCGGCGAGATATTGTGGGATAACTTGTGATGAATTTGACGGGTTGGCGTTAACTTGTAACAGTTTTGAACGCCTAAGCATGACAGCTCACGACTTTGATTTATACGCCGGGTGCAAATTAATTCCGTCAAGTCAGTTATACATGTTCTCACCGTTAACAGGTGAATACGTATTCTATCAAGATGTGATTTATCAGTTGGCTGACTTGCACAGCAACGCACCAATTACAGTTAGCGAGTTTGATGCCCTAACATCACTAACGTGTAATTCCTTTGTAGATTACAACATGACGGCGTACACGTTTGATAACACAGCAAAAGATATATTAATGTAAGGAGAGATTATTATGAGTAGCACAAACAAAACAACAAACTATAATTTGTCACAGTATATCGGAACGGACAAACCTACTTACCTTGGTGACTACAATGGAGATATGATGAAAATCGACACACAGATGAAAGCGAACGCGGATTCGGCGTCCAACGCCGCTAGTGCCGCGAGTTCAGCTCAGGCTGTCGCAGAGAAAGCATCGAAAGACGTACAGGCTTTAAATAACTCTCTGTCAGCTAACAGTAAAGATATTGCCAGTTTAAAAACAAAAAACGCACAACAGGACGTATCTATTCAGAACGCGACAAATACAGCAAGCTCAGCTAGCAACAAAGCAAATCAGAATGAGCAGAATATTACAGACATTAACACACGTAACCAGTGGATTCAGGGTATTAACATTCATAATACAGGTCTTCCTAACTACACGAAAGGTTCATGGAACTGTTCATACAACAAGTTCTCGGGACTGTTAAACATTAGTGGACAGGTTGAACTTTCTCAGGGTTCAACTATTGCCGGTACAACAAGACTTGGAACAATTCCTGATAATATTATGAAAATGATTGCATCAACAGGAGATCGAAAAATTTGGAGCTCTTTATTCGTGACAAGATCGGATGGTTCACTGGAAGTTCAGAACCTCACAATTGACCAGGCAGGAAAGATCTATTTTGAATATACATTAAACAATGTAACGTATATGAATATTCAGCTTACACTTAACACATCATCTTGGAAATTATAAACACAATCACACTGTAAATGCTATATGCGGATGCCACATCACATGGTGTCCGCATTTTTTATGTGTACAATAAACAATTAAATAATCGTTTAATTGTATGCTGTACATTGTATACAATATTCAATTAAACAATT